ATCAAGCCAGATAAGAAAGATTGGTTTTTCTTTGATAAGAATGGTTATATGCAAACTGGTTGGATCAAGAACAATGGCTGGTGGTACTATTTAGATCCTATAGATGGTTACATGCGCACAGGATGGCTTCAGTACAAAAGTAGAATGTGCTATCTTGAACCTGATGAAAAGAAGAATCAAGGTCATGCTTATATGAATGAAAGAGCTGTAATTGATGGTGTAACTTATCAGTTTGATAGCAATTGTTATGCTACAGAAATTAGTAGTGCATCTAATGGTGTTGTAATAGACAAAGATAAAAAGTTTATAGATGTATCTGAGTTCAATGATATAGATTGGGCAAAAGCTAAATCAGAATTAAATGGTGTACTTGTTAGATGTGGTCTTAGAGGATCTTTAAAATCAAATAGTCAATACTATAAGAAGATAAGGAAAGACTTTAAGTTTGATAAAACTGTAAGTGAATTACAAAGACTTGGTATTCCTTATTCTGTGTACTATTTTCCCACGGATTGTACAGATGAAGAAGCTAATGAATCAGCTAAATGGTTGTATGATCTTGTTAAGAATTTAGATATTAAGTTCCCAATTGAACTTGATGTTGAAAATGTTAAGGGAAGTGATGGTGAACAAGGTAGAGCAAATAGTTTGAATAAGAAAGACAGAACAAGATTTCTTAAAATTATTATTGACTTCCTTGAGAGTAAAGGATATAACATTGGAATCTATGCATCAGCAAGCTGGTTCAATAATAAGTTCGATATGTCTCAATTCTCTGAAAATGCCAATAAATGTACATGGGTAGCAGATTGGGATGCTCCTGTAGATTACAAAGGTAAATATTGGTTGTGGCAGTATGGAAAGATCAATATTAGTGGCTGTGATAAGAAAGTAGATGCTAATTCTGTGATCTATAATATGCCGGCAATGATCAATGAAAATAAGAAAGAGACAGAAAAGATAAAAGCTAATCCTATTGATGTATTGATCAGTATTGCCAAAGCAGAAGTTGGATATCATGAAGGTGCCAATAATTCAAATAAGTATGGAGATGAATTACACCGCATTCAACCATCTAATATGGATAAAAATGCTGCTTGGTGTGATGCATTTGTTGATTGGTGCATTCTAAAGATGTGTGAATTTTTTGGTTATGGTCCTGAAATGGCTAGAAAAGTATTGTGTGGTGATTTTGATGATTACACATACTTTAGTATCAATCTTTATAAGAAAGCCAAAAGATGGACTACAAAGCCAGGAGTTGGATATCAGATATTCTTTGGTGGCACAGGCCATACTGGTATTGTATATAAAGTAACTGCTACTAAGGTTTATACAATTGAAGGCAATAAATCTGATGAAGTTAGATATTGTGAGTACGATATCGATGATTCTAGAATTCTTGGATATGGTATGCCTAGATATGATCTTATTGGTGATGAAACAATATATGAGATTCCAAATGAAGAAACAAAGAAAGAAGAAGTAATTCTTACAAAAGGAGATACGGGAGTAAAAGTAAGGTTCTTACAACTTTGCTTAGGAAATCTTACTGTTGATGGTGTCTTTGGAATAAGGACATTAGATCGAGTCATCTTATTCCAAGAGAATTATAAGCTCTATCGTGATGGTGAAGTTGGTCCTGAAACATGGGCTGCAATTGTAAGAATTCTTCCAATGATTCAAAAGGGAGATCAAGGAAGATATGTTGAAGCACTTCAGACTATTCTTGGTGGTCTTACAGTAGATGGAAGCTTTGGAAATAAAACATTAACTGCTGTGAAAAAGTTCCAAAAGGAAAATGGTCTTGAAGTAGATGGTATTGTTGGTCCTAAGACATGGGCAATGATTGTTGCAAAGCTCGTGATGTAAGGAGTTGATATGGCAAAGTATAAGAGTGAAGAAGAAAAGGTAATAGAAGTAGGAAAACAGCCTGATCTGCTTACTGTATTCAGGGATATTCCTACTGTTCTCTTAAATTCAGAAATTGATGGGAGTACAAGGGACAAGATTCACGAGTTTACAGAGATAAAGAGGTACTATAACATCTATCAGAATGGTAATACATTCACGGTTGAGGGAAGTAATGGAGATTATGTTCCTGCCAATCTTGTATTTAAGATGGCATCAAGTTTGATCGATAAAGAAGCAAGGTTCTTGTTTGCTGAAAGCCCTGATATTGTGATAGAGCCTAAGGGTGATGTTGGTAAAGTATCTGATGAGTCTAAGGACAACCTTACTACTCTCAATGATATGGTAACATCGATCTTAGATGAAAACAAGTTTGAGTCAGCACTTCTTAAGGCTGCAAAAGATTGTTTTATTGGTAAAAGAATTGCTGCATTGGTAAACTTCAATGAAGAAGATGGTGTGACAGTTACATTTATTCCAAGCACGCAGTTTTTATGGGAGACAAAGCTTGGCAACTCAAATATTCTTACAAAGTTTGTTGCATTCATTGTTGTAAGAGATTCAATTGATAGTAAGTCAAAGAGGATCTTCAAAAAGAAGTTTGAGAGAAAAGGCGATGTTGTTTATCTGGAAGAGATTTTGTATGATGGTGCGGGAAAAGAACTTGAAGTCGTAACGAAGTATCAGAAGTGTGATATTCCATTTATTCCTGCTGTGATCATTACAAATGATGGCCTTACAGGTGATGAAGATGGTGAATCTGAGATTAGATTGATCCAGGATTATGAGTCTTGGTTTTCAAAGCTTGCAAATGCTGATATTGATGCAGAACGTAAGAGTATGAATCCAATTCGCTATGTTGTTGATATGAACCCGAACTCAACAAAAGGTCTTTCAACATCTCCCGGTGCTTTATGGGATCTTGGTTCTGATCAGAATACAGATAAGCAGAAAACAATGGTTGGTATGCTTGAGCCGAATATGTCTTATTCAGTTCCTTTGAAGACTACATTGGATAGAATTAAGACTGTTGGATATGAGCAGATCGATGTTCCTAATATTACGCTTGAGACAATGGTTGGAAGTATTACTTCCGGTAAAGCTTTAAAAGCGATTTACTGGCCATTGATTGTCAGGTGTAAAGAGAAGATGAAGACATGGGGACCGGCACTCCAGAATATCATAAACATCATTGTTCAAGGTGCATACACATTCCCTAATACTGTAAAGAAGTACATCAGTGATCCATTGGTTCCTGTTGCTTATGAAATAAAGATTGTTCAGAATATTCCTTTACAAGAAGATGAAATTGAAGAGAAGAGTATTGACCTTTCTGAAGTTGCTGCAGGTACTATGAGTCGTAAAGCTTATATGAAGAAATGGAGAGGTCTTACTGATGATGAGGTTCAAGAAGAACTTGAACAGATGGCTCTTGAAAAGCAGTATATCGATGAAGTAGCAATGCCTATGCCTGATCAACAAGGCCAGCAGGAAAGCTCTGAAGAAGTTGGCATTGAAGAACCAATTGAAGATGAGCCTATTGATGATATTGATGCTGTAGAAGAAGATGAATAAAGGAGGTGATGCAGATGCCGTCATTGGTGTTCAAAGATGCAGAACAAGCTCGTGATAGCATCTGCATTGAAGACCAAAGAAAGATAAGAGATCTATATGCTGAATGGGCTGATAAAGTTGCTGAGAGAGCAGAATTCTATGAAAAGAAAACAACAGCAAGTTCATATTGGCAACAACAACAAATGCTTGAACTTGAAAGACAATTAAGAAGTCAATCAATGCAGATACATAAAGAGATCGAAGCTAAATCAAAATCAAGTATGTATATGGTTGCCGATTCTGTTGTTGGTTGCAATGCTGAATTTCTTAAAACTTTGGGGTTTAAAGAAGAAGGAATTAATGCTGCATTTACTTCTGTTCCAAATAGAGTAGTCAGTAATATTGTTACGGGTCAGATCTATAAAAGTGGATGGAGTTTAAGTAAAGCAATATGGACTGATAATCAGAAAACACTATCAGATATCTATTCTATTGTTGCTCAAGGTAGAGCAATGAATATGAGTGCTTATGAAGTATCAAAGATGCTTGAGAGATATGTAAGCCCAAGTAGGAAAATGCAATGGAATCTTAAGATGAGGGATGGTGCTAAGATCTATAAGAAGACTGTTGATTACAATGCTCAAAGACTTGTAAGAACATTGAATCAGCATGCATATCAACAAAGTGTTATTCAAGTTGCAAAAGATAATCCATTTATTCAAGGGATCTATTGGAGAGCTAATGGAAGTAGAGTATGTCCTTTGTGTATGGATAGGGATGGAAACTTTTACAAGTGGAATGAGGTTCCAATGGATCATCCTAATGGAATGTGTACAATGGAACCTGCTATTGATATGGATAAGACAATAGATCAACTTGCTGATTGGATAAAAGAACCAGATGGTACATATCCTGAGATTGATAAGTTTGCTGAGAAACTGGGATATGAACCAATTAGTAAAATACCTAATGGTTTTGAAGATAGAGCTGAAGCTTATGTTGGTGGTGGATATAGTGGACCTGAAGACATCTTCACTTCAAAAGATCTTGAATATATCTATACTAACATGGATGAGACACGAAAAACTTTATATAGAGTTGAAGATTCTGAATTTACTGCTGATCGACTTGATAATGATGAACTTGATACTGATGGATTTAGATTTAATGGTTTAAGAAGCTTTACTGAAGATAAAGATGTCATAAAAGAAATGCTTGATGAGAATTCAGACAACTGGGCAGGAATAGAGAATCCAGTTATATTTGAGATTACAGGCAAGAAAGATAGATTCGATATGCAAGAGTTTACAAAAGGATATACTCTTATGGATCAAAAGGAAAGTCTGGCTGGTGGAAAATATAAGTATAAAGTTGTCGGAGAAGATATTCAGAGAATGAAAGGAATCTTTGTAAGAGTGATAAAGATAAAGCAGATCTAATGGATCACCAGAAGGCTCATAGAGGCTCTTATATTACTAGCCATATATTTATATGGAAAATTGATAAAATGGTCTCTATGAGTCTTCTGGTAACTCTGGAGGGCATCTTATAAACATTCATAAACATAATCTGAAATAAATAGAATAGTGGATCAAATATTTTTCAGAAATATTTAAAATAGCTATTTACGAGTATCTTAATATGTGATATGATAAATTAGGTTAGGGGTAAAGAAAAGGAGCTAAAGTAAAATGAGAATAAAGTGTCCAAAATGTTCTGAGAACACTTTACTCGGACCTGACGATATTCAGGAATCTTCCTGTATGTCTGATGGTGAAGAGTATAGGGTTCTCTATTTTAATTGTTCTAAATGTAAGTCAAGAGTTGTTATCCAGTTGGATGATGAAACTTCTTTACAGAAACTTGAACAATGCAAAATCTTAATGAGGAAGATTATGAGGCTGAAACACAAAGGAAAAACAGCTGGTAAAAAATTATTAGATGATTTTGCAGAGGGAAGAAAAGACCTATTTGAGTATAGGAAAAAGGTAGATCAAGAACTTACCAGTAAAGTGTTAGTGGATAACAAAACTGGAGAAATCTATGAGGTATTCTATCATGAATAGAAAGTTAGTTTACTGTGATCAATGTGGTGATCCCTTTGAAATTTCATCTATTGAAATAAAAACAAAGGAAGTAAAAGGAGTAAACTATTTGATAACTTATTTTGTCTGCCCTCATTGCGGAAGAAAATTCACTATTTGTGTGGAAGACAAAAAGTTATTGAGTAAGAAAAGGAATTTGCGGTGGCTTATTAATGAGCTCCATAAGATGCAAGCAGATGAAGACTGTAATAAACTTTTGATTGAAAACCAGATGAGACTCGTTCAGCAAAAACTTAAGGAATGCAAAGAGTATTCTAATAAGCTAAAAGATAAGTTAGCTGATGAACTGGATTAAACCATATTTTCTATGGATATACACAGCAAGGAGGAAAATAAAAATGGCTGATGTTGATAAGAGAGACAAAGCAGAGGAAATTGAAGAGGAAGAAGAAGAGATCGATGTAGACGAGTCTGGAGACCAGAAGGATAATGAATCTGGTGGAAAAGATGACGATAAAAAAGATCAGAAGAAACCTTCCAGAACATTTTCTCAGGACCAAGTTACTAGAATGATGACTCGTGAGAAGAATCAGGGT